CTATCGGCTGTGCCTAGATTGCCTGAGGTTGTACGGTTAAAGGAGTCAATGACAGAGGCCTTAAACCATTGCTTCCATTGACCGCCAACTTTAATAAAGGCTGAAGTAGCCCCATGCCATGCGCCGCTTACCTTTACAAGGATACCTACGGATGTATTTATATTTCCGTTTTGTCTAATTTTTCCTGGCATTACTGATACACAATCCAGATGTCTCCATCGTTGCCCTGGCCTGTTGTTGGTGCTGTTGTAGAGACCCATGTATTGCGGACAACGCCTAGAGAAGTTGAGGCGGCTGTTACTGAAGCATTTGCTGTTGCAAGATAAACTGTTGGAGTCTGCCATGAAAGGGCAGAACCATTGCTGCTAAGAACTGTACCAGCTCCACCGATAGCCAAGCGTCCTACAGCTGAGGCACCTGTTCCCACCACAAGATCACCAGCTGCACTAACTGTGCTTAGTGGGATCTTTGTAGTATCTGTTGGGGTACCCCAAGCAACTGAGGTGCCGTTCATAATAAGAGATTGGCCGGCAGTTCCATTAGCAAGGTTAGTTACTGTGGCGTTACCAGAACCGATAAGAAGATCGCCTGCAGCTGTTACGGTTGAGAGCGGGATCTTGGTATTGGCATTATTATTGGCGGCAGTCGTAGCAGCTGTAAGAGTATTGTAGTCAGTGCTATTAACATAGAGAACGTTACTAGAACCCACAGCTGGAATACCGGAGGAGTTGACGTTGAAGCCAAGCACAGAGCCAGAAGTATATGTCTCAATAAGGTTGGCTGTTCCTGAGCCTACCTTTAGTACAAGTCCTTTTGTAGAGCTAGTGATAATAGTGCTTCCGCCATTGATGCTGACATATGGACTATTAGCCACACCATTTACCAAGCCATACTCAATGTTGTTGAGGCGATCGCCCAAGGTAGACCAACCGGTAGTCTTAGCAAAAGTTCCTGAGTAGGTAGAAATCAGGGGACTTTGATTGGTCAGGGCAGAACCAAGGGTTGTCTCAATAGCAGTAATCTCAACCTGTAGTGCATTGACGTTATCAGCCAAAACGGTGCTGACAAGGTCAACCTCTGGTTGGTAGGTTTTAACCTGATTTGGATATGAAGCTGTTGCCATGGGACTCCTCTAAAAACTAGATGAGGGTAGTTTAGCAGAGGGCTTACTCGTATTCCTTCTTAACCCAGCGCACCTTTTTGTACCCGCCATACATATACTTAGTGACAGCAAAAAGCTGTTTCTTAATATAGGTGGCGTTATAAGGCAATACCTGGGACTTCCAGGAATCACGCTTGATTGGGATTACCTGAATGATTGGAGTGCCCGCAGGGATAATGCCCTCAAAATCTTTTGCCAAGAAGAATGGTATTTGACCGCCAAGAGAGAAGCCATCTGAATCCATAATTCCTGATGTCGTAACAAAAGGCAGCTCAAAACGATTGAGCGGACTTGTAATCATAAGGCTGTACCCAGGTGGGGTTTCTATTGCCCAATGGAAGTTCCAAGCGTAAAGAGTCTCATCCATTCCTGGTGGGCGGGGAAGAGTCCTAGCCATATCAGCTGAGCGGATCTCGATGGGGCCAGGCTCTTCATTCCAGAAAAACCCAACCCCTTGAGCATCACGCTTAACTAGTAAGTCTGCTGGAAGCTCAATCATATAGCCTGCAGTCATCCCATCTAGGAAAGGTACGCATAGCTTAAGATCTTTGTTTAGTCCGCCCTCAGGTAGAGGCTCCATCTTTCCCGAACGCCAGCGATTAGCCTTCTTGTACCAATCCGGCACATATGACCGAGAAGGCTTAGGTGGGTCGTACTTATCCTCAACCTCTTGGGACATAGGAATAAACTTGATCTTTTTTGCCATATTAGAGTCCTGTCGTAAACGTGTGTACGCAAGCCACCATGATAACTACTCCACAGATAGCTGCTATAACTTTGTAATAATCTTTCCAGTTAGCTCCAAAATATCGTTGACCTAAGAGCATGCACTTATGGAATGGAGACAGCATATATCCTGACCATCCTACTGAGAATAGGAGAGGCAGGTATGAGATACCAAAGGTGGCTGCAGTTAGGGCAACCACTCCAGTAAACTTTTCACTGCTTCCAAATAACCAGCTCATGGTAAATACTAGGGGCAAGATAGCAATGATTGCTACGTTCTTGTTGGTATGGGCTAATAGATGGTCAAACCAACCTGAGTGAGCATAGACAATGTTTCCTAAAACCATAAGGGTAAACACAGACGCTACGGTTATTACGCCCTCTTTAAAATATTTCCTGCCGTCAAGATCTTGACGTTCTCTGTGTCCACGAACTACGATATCAACATCGTCTTCTTTGACTACCCAAAAGTCATAGACCAAACCCGTGATGATTACTGTTAATAGCGCAGGCCAAATATGCCCAAAGAATCTCCAGTATCCAATATGAAGAGCTGCCATAGGTAGAATTACAGAGGCTTCTAGTGGGGACCAGAAGTAGAAGTGGTGGGCATTGAGATAATCTACAACAGCAAACTTCTTACGCTTTGCAGGATCCTCGGGGGCAATGGTTCTTAGGATTCCACCTGAAACTACGGTACGTCCATTAATAGGAAGCACCGCAGTTATAGCAGAAGTAAGTACCATTACTCCACGCTTAGACTTCATTCTCCTAGCAAGCAAGCTAAAGAAAGGTTGGAACACATCAAACTTAGTAGCATAATATGAGAGTACTAGCACAAAAGCTAGGGCAACAATATATTGCCAGTCTGAAATGTAATCTGAAAATGTCATTTATTTACCACCATAATGTAAAGCCCATTCCACCAGTCTTGGGCTGACTCAATCTTGTTAAGTACTTTCTTACCATATAGCAACTTTAAGCCAGCTCGTTTAACACCTTCCTCTGCTGCCATAACTACGTCAGTCCAGTTAGCATCATCAAAGACCAAGATTGCCTGATCTGCAAAGCAGTCTTTGTACCGGGTAAGAACCTTAATCAGTTCCTCCGGTTGATGTGGGCCATCATAAAAAAATAAGTCTACACCATTTATATCTGAAACCTCAACCTCGTGCATATCCTCATTCAGGATATGGACCTTGTTATTTCCTACATAAGGTGCGATGTTCTTTTCAAACTCTACTAGGCTATTAGGGGGAAGTTGCATATGGGCCTCAGCGGGCTGTAAATCCTCTTCCCACATGTCAATGAAGTAGGCGGTCAGATTATTACCTGCCAAAGCTCCTGCGGCCGTAGCGCCCAAATACGCCCCGATTTCGAGGTATGTAGAGGAACGTGAGGCAAGACCATTTAGAAGCTGCTGAACCCTCTTGCTGGTTAGGCCTGGAATATCAATGTCAACCTTACGGTTAACTGAGGTTACAAGCTCTTGGGTAACAACCAGGGTCTTAGGAATCCTCTGGTCACCGTACTTAGCTGCCACAATCTTGTCGCAGTAGCCGCAATCCCAGCAGTCAAACTTACAATTCTTAATCTTATTGCGCCAGATATCAATAGGCTTATCTACTAGGTTGGTCTCATTGATGAAGTCATTGAAGTGTTCGTACAGGATAGACTCTCCCGCAACGTACTTCCTAATAATGTTCATAGTTTCTTTGAGGCGAGTGTGGGCTTCACGACCATGCATCTTGATTACGTCAATGCCTAGATCTGATAGGAAGAAGTCCCAGTCTTCTTTCCAGGGTGGGAAGTTAGCTAGCTTAAGTGTGGTGCCTTGTTCCTCATAGTTCCACTTCATGCATGAGACTCGGCTGATAGGGTCGTTAAAATACTGGGCATCATTTCCCACACGGGTGTTGTTAAACTGGTAGTGCTCATCCATCATGATGCAGCCGCCAAGACAGCCCTCATTAGCTAGGAGGGATAGCTTTACGCCGTACTTATCTTTGGCCTTCTTAAAACGCATAAGCTTGTCATGATCACGCATAAGATCACGATCCAGATTGATATAGTCAAATCCGGCCTTAGCCAGCTTCTCTATGTCCCTAGGTTCGCTGACATTTCTAAGGATGGTGTTCTTTACAAATAGATCAGGAAATGCTTCTTTGATCTGCCCGGTAGACATCCAGTGAGTATGTGGAATAGTAGCTGAGCGGATGCCTGCATCATAAAGAGGCTTAAAGTTCTTTATAAACAGATCTAGATTCTCTTGGGAGGGGCGCACGTAGATGTTGTTAAATACGGCTGAAGCAGTTACGCCAGTATAGTTCTGAATACTAATAGCTAGCTCGTTGAGATAGTCATGGTCTTCCTTTTCACCTACAAAGGTATCGCCCATAGCATCCTGTGTAAAAGGCTCTATGCGGCAAGTAAAATAGAAGTCAAACAGAACATCCTTACAGTCAATCAGGAACTGTACGAAGTCAGCCATATCCTTTTCATTGAGCTTGGGGTTTAAAGGTACGCTGAACATATAGTGGCTCCATCTTTGCTCCGAATGCTTGACCTTGCTTTACATCTTCCTCGGTGAACTTGTACTTCCAACGTGCTGGGGCATCTGGCAGAACTTCTCCAGTTACCCGGTTCTTACGAGGGTACCATTCTAGCTTATCTTTTGGAAGTTGATGATAGGCCACAAAGTCTTCTTGAACCTTTATGTTATCAGTGTGTGAATTTTGCCAAAACTTCCAGCCGTAGGCTTCGTACTCTGAGAGCTCTATATCAACGGGAAAGTCAACAGGTCCGTCACCAAAATCTATGATATGCCAGACCTGCCATTGACCTATGATATTAAACTTATTCTGCTCCTCTAAAGGAAGGGAGTAGATATGATCTACAGTAACTGCGCCTATCATTCTAGCTCTAGCTTAGTATTTTTTTCTAGAAGCTCAATCGTAAATTCACGCTGCGATAGCTCAGCTAGCTTTTCTTTTTCAATGCTGCCTAGAGCATTTTGAACACGAGCAGACCAGTCAACAGCGACCTTCAAAGTCTCTACAGCATCATTTTCTGAGAGCATGGCAATAGCATCCATATTACCAGTTCCTAGACGACCCATAGAAATCAGGTCTAGGGCTGTTTGTTTTCCTAGGCGGGCAATCCAATGCTCACGCTCAAGCTTCTCACCAAGCTCGGGATTACGAATAGCTTCAGCCATATCCGTTCCGTCTGGTAGATAGGCTTCTCCTGAGGCATACATCTCTTCGATAGCTGTAATAAACCGCTTGCGCTCTTCATAGGCTTGAGCTAAACGACGCTTAATTTTAATAAGGTCGTTCTTATTTGTAATAAGTTCGAACTCTTTTAGCTTACGTTTTGCTGGTGAAGTCTCTTTTTCATACTCTTCTCTAAGGACTTCAACCTGGGCTTCTTGCTTAGCCGTATTCATAAGAAAGTTTTCTAACACTTCTTCACGAGCACGAAGCTCTAAAAGAAGTTGCTTGTATTTAGCATAAGGGGTAATCTGAGCATTACCAATAAAGTGCTTAATCTTAAAGTAGGGTACGCCCTGATCAGCAGTTGTAGAGAATTTGAGAAGATTAATTTGATCTTCTGTCAAATCTGAGGTATCTGTTACTAGTAAGTTCTCAATTTCTACTGAGCTCTTATCCAACCATTTGTTTTCCATTATGTCCTCCGTGTAGGGTATTAGTATATCTTAATCTCGCCAGTGGCCTGTTCCCGATGAGCGACCTGGGATAGCTCCGGCAGTGGATCCAGTTCCTGTAGCAGTTCCTGAAGGGGATCCGATACCAGAAGTAGTTCCACTATCTGTTGCATAGTTCCAACGCCAAGATAGGTTATTTTGAGCACCGTTATACATGCCGCCCAAATAGTTGTGGGTTTGGCCCATATCATAGTTTTCTTCACCGGCGTTAGTAATAGGTTTGCCGTAAGTTCCTACACTAACTTCTGTAGCATAGCTCCACTTACGGAAGTTGTTTCCTCCGTTATAGGTGCCTTCATTGCCTCCGTATCCATAGCCAGTCTTAGCATTTGTGCCCTTTTGCTGACCATGGTTTCCTGGAGAAGTTGCTGGTACTGACTCTTGTTCAGTTGCAAAAGTGAACTTAACTCTGTCTGTTGTTGCAGTGTCAGCAGCATCAGCCCAGAAATAACCCCAGTTCTCACTGAAGTGTGCTCCGGCGCCTGTTCCACCTTGCTGGAAGTTACTTGAGCCCGTACTTGCAGCAACTTCAGTTACAAGATTAAACTTTTGCCAAACTGCCGCACCTTGGTTACCGTTTTGGTAAGAAAGCTGATATGTTCCCCAAAGATCTTGTTTTTGAATTGTGGATGAGTCACCAACAGTTTGAGCAGTATTCATAGAAGTAGTTGCGGTATATGTAGTGTTGTTACGCATATTAAAGTTAGAAGTTGTAGTAAATGCTCCGACACCCTGAGTACCTGTACCGTTAGTTCCCCAAACAAAAGCGTTATTTCTTCCAGAAGCTCCAGAAGTATAGTTAGCTGCAGCTTGTAGTAAATCACCTAGGTTTGTAAAAGTATCGTTAGAGTGTGTGATCTGGTTCACATTACGCCAAGCTACGCCATTAGCGTAACCTGCGGCAACATAACCATAGTTAATTACTTGACGATAAAGATAAGGAAGTACTAGGCGCTCATCACGAGCCGTAGTAACAGCAAATACGCCATCATGTGTGCTAAAAGGCATTAGTCACTCCACATTCCTGTACCAGAAGAACGTCCTGGAATAGCTGAACCAGGAGAAGAACCGGTACCTGATTGGATACCTGCAGGCCACGAAGATGATGGCATATATCCACCAATATCTGTAGCATAGTTATAGCTGCCAGAGTCGTTAACTTGACCAGCTCCTGTATATGTACCTAAGGTATAACCTTTGTTCTGTCCAGTTAAGTAGTTTTCTTCACCTGAGTTAGGTACGCATTTAGTCATAGATGAGTTGTAGCCCATCATAGAAGAAGTAGTGTAGTTCCACTTACGGTAAGTATATCCACCGTTGTAGTTACCTTCGTTTCCTGAGAATCCAAAACCATTCTTAGAAGAAAGACCTTTTTGGTTCCCGTAAGAAGATATAGAAACTGACAGTGCAGACTCTGTAACGTTAGAAAAGTTAAATGAAGTTTGTCCACCTGCAGCACCGGTAATTGTGGTATCTCCGTACCAAATTCCACCACCTACATCGTAGTGGGCAGAAGCTCCACTACCAGTTTGGGTAAGGCTTGTACCAATTACGGATCCCCAAGTTTCAGTTGTCATATTCCACTGCTGAATGTACGAATAAACCGTCGTTGCTGCTGAGCTTGTGTATGTGGAACCGTTTACATAAGCAATATAGCCAGTTCCTAAAACATCTGTTTGAATTATAGCTTCTGGGTCATTCCACCAACCTGAGGCACTTGAAGGCTGTGTTTGACCCGTACCAGTTTTAAGAGCAAATTTAGCTACCTGGTTAGAAACAGCCATGCCGCTAGAACCAGTACCAGAAACGCCAATAGCATAACCATAGGTACGGTTAAACGCACCAGTAATATATCCGCCTGCCTGGTTTAAAATATTTCCATAGCTAACTGGTGTTTCTGTAGCCATGGGAAAATAGTTAACATCTTGCCATGCAACTGAGTTGGCATAGCCGGCTACACAGTAGCCGGTAGTTATAACTTGGCGATACTTATAGGGAGTCTCAGCTCCCCCATATTGTTGGAGGGAGCTGATAGGACCAATAATGTTACGCTGCGAAGCAAACGCTGGCATTTAATGGCCTCCTATTAGAATCCGATTGTTGCGTTAGCGAAGCATGTCCAAGTGCTCTGACGATATACGAATGTGAAGTTGAAGATATCAATCTTACCTGCAGAGCTTGATGGGAACGGTACAGTACCGCCCAACCAACGAATTGTTGCTGCAGAGCCGTTGATAGTAACAGTTGTTGGGACATATCCTGTAGCACCCTGGGTTACAAATCCGGTCATTGTAAAGACTTGACCAGCAGTTAGAGGGGCGTTAGTTACGTTCCAAGTCATGTTACCTGTTGGTGTGGTGGTAATGTACCAGATATTTGACTGTGTCCAGTCAAGGGTAGCTGTTGTACCAGAAGTCAAGGTTGTATCGTTGATGTATTCTTCAAGATCCTTGATATCAATTGGACCATTGATTGTTAAGCCACCATTAATTGTTGCAGCACCGGTAACTGTCAAAGTACCTGCGATAGAGGTGTTACCTGTACCTGCAGCAACCGTTACGGCGCCTGAGCTTACGCTCAATCCGCCGTTTACACCAGTTGTTCCGTAAACTACGGCAGTTCCGTTAGCACCTGTTACGGCAGTACCTGTTGCTGCGTTAGTTACGGTGAACTGTGCGCTTGTTGCTGAAGCAATTGTTACGTTAGTTAGGTTAAAGGCTGCAGTAGACAATCCACCAATTGTTACAACTTGACCTGTAGTAAAGGTGTTGGTAGCTGTGTAGGTAATTGTTCCGGCTGAGGCAGAGGCTGCTGTTACAACTGCAGTTGTTGCTGCTGGGGAAACGGTTGTTCCTCCACCCAAGGTTGTAGCACCAGTAGCTGCGTTGACTGTAACTCCAAGACCAATTCCGATAACACCTGTGGTCTGACCAAAGGTTACTGCACCGGTAAAGGTAGATGTACCAGCAACTACAAGGTTGCCTGAGGTATAGACGTTACCACCAGCGTAGATTGCGTAAGGGTTGGTGATAGTTACGTTTGTACCAGCAGTTGGTGTACCAAAGTAAGCGTTAGCATAAGTGGTGTAGGTAACTGCACTTGATGCCGCAATCGTAATATTAGATCCAAATGTGTTGGTGTATGCAGCAGCTACAGTACCTGTTGAGGTAGTATCTGTAAGAGTTGATGCTCCAGAACCTACGTGACGAATACCTGTTGTTGTCCAGGCAGGTGAAGAAATATTTCCTTGTATAGTTAGGGAACCATAAGGGGCGCCATAACCTGATCCAGAACCTTGGATTGTAAGTCCACCCACTACAACCTTATCGTAAACGATATCAATACCGTTTCCGTAGGTGTTCTGAGTGTAGTTAATGTTGGTTGTAGGCAAGGTGCTGATATTGGAAATAACGTTCCATTGTCCATCAGAAGCGTGCTTTGTCCAAGCAGAGTAACGGGTACGTTGTGGGCTATTTACTACACCGGTAGATACTGATGTGTAGTAGGTAACTGTACCGGTTGAAGCGGTAGAGCTTACGTTAGCCGCAGTAACTGCAAAGCTAACAGTGTTAGTTGCAATAGCTGTTACTGTCCAAGTACCGTTAAATGTAGAATCTACACCAGTTACAAAGATTGTGGTACCTACGGTAATTGCGTGTGTACCGGTCAAAGTAAGGGTAGCTACGTTAGAGGTCAACGTCTTAGATGCTACTGTGTAGTTAACCTGACCTAGGTAGGTAAGAGCAATATTGGAGTTAGTCTTAGCATAGCTAAATGTGTTAGATGTAACCGCTGTAATTGTGTAAGTACCGTTAAGTAGGGTAGTTACGTTAGCGATTGTGATTGAGTCTCCAACAAGGTAGTAATGTGGGAGCAAGGTAGTCAAGGTAGCTACGTTATTTGTAAGCTGATAGGCAATAATCGTAGAGCTTGGTAAGTTTGTAATTGTATAGAGACCTTGGGTTACAAGACCTAGATCGTTTGCGTTAGTAGTAGATCCAGAACCTGTGAATACCATTGGAGCGTTAACTGCCAAGTTAGCAGATGTAACCTGAGTTCCAGAACCACCGAAGGTAATAGAACCTTGGATATTAACGTTACCCAAGATACCAACACCACCGGCAACGGTGAGAGCACCAGTTGTTGGAGATGTTGATGGGGTAGCAATTGTAATAGCTACAGACTGGTTAGGAGTAATAATCATCTGGGAAGTACCAGATACGAATCCACCGGCAGCAAATACGATTTGGTTAAGCTTACCGTTATTACCTGTTGCTAAAACAAGGTTACCATTACCTATTGGTGTAGCAAGCTGTGGGGCATCCATGAATAGGTAACCATCATTAGGGCCAGTAATTCCATAGGTAGCTGTGCTAAATGTTGAGCCGGTAATACCCATGTCAATCCAGCCATGGCTATCGTTACCATTATCTGGATAAGCAATAAAGTCGGCAGATGAAGATGTATTGACGTTGCGAAGAGCAACCTGAGCATAAGTATTGTTTGGAGATGTTTGCTCAAATACTGCAGCAGGTGCAGTCAAGAACGCTGTGCTGTAGAAGTTTTCTACTGATGAGTCACCAGCAAGAAGAGTACCGTGAGCGTGGATGGCTCCAAGAACCCACACATCTCCCTGAATACCTGCACCACCATTAACAGTTAAAGCACCTGTGGTTGTAGAAGTAGAGTTGGTTGAGATGTTGATGTTAACTGTTGAGTTAGGAACAATTGTCATCTGGGTACGACCATTGTCATAGCCACCGGCAGCAAAGACGATGCTGTTTGAAAGACCAGTTCCGTCTGTAGCAAGTACTAAGTTACCGTTACCTACAGGACGAGTTACAAAAGCACCTGTTCCTGTAATATTTGTTGTAACAATTGGTGCATAGCTTGTAGCAAATGTAAAGGTTGTTGAAGTAGGCGTGCTGAGAATTGTCTTTGGGTTGTTATCCAAAGCAGCTACGTTAGTGTTGTTAAATACAACTACGTTACCTACAGAGTAACCGTGAGCAGCATAGGTAGCTACAGTACAGGTTGATCCTGCAATTGTGTAGGTTGTTGGGATGTTGTATTGGAATGTTGGGTGTGAACCAAAGATGTAAGCATCTCCAGGACCGGTAATTCCATAAACTGCGGCTGAGAAGTCATATGAGGTAATACCCATATCAACCCAACCATGGTCATTATTACCAGAAGATGAGTAAGCAATAAAGTCAGTTGATACGTTTGTACCGTGACCTAAGTTAGCAATTACAAATTGACCAAAGCTATTATCTGTTGTTGTATTGATAGCGTAGATACCCATGGTATCTGTAAGTGGGGAACCATTAAATGCAGTAGTAAGTCCAAAAGCCGAAGCTCCAGCGCTAATGCTATCTACATAGGTATTAGTTAATTGAAGCGTGGTTGCCCAGGCAGGTGTTGTTCCATTTGTTGAAAGAACATAGTTTGCCTTACCAGTCTGTGCAGGAAGTCCTGGCTGTCCAAGAGCAAAAACAGTTAGGTTAGAGTTACCAGAAGCTACTGAGGAGCTTGCTGTGTGTGGGATGGTTACAACGTATGTGCTTGTGCCATCAAAAACAAGGTCATTTAGGTAGTAAGTTGATCCGTTTGTGTATGTTCCACGGAAGTTATAGCCTTGAATAACAAGAGCCCAGTAAGAAGTGTTTGTTGGTAGGTTACCAGATGAAGCAGTTGCGTTGGTGTAAGCGTACACGTTTGGTCCGTATGTGACAACATCGTTGTAACCATACGTTGTACTGCCGTAGTAGGCTCCGGCCCAGTTGAAGCGAAGCTTGCCAAGATCGAGGATCTGAGCCATTAGTAAACCTCCAAGAGAAGATGTCCGTTCGAGTTATTCCAAGTAAAACCAAAGGTACTGAGTGTAAACATCCAGTTTATGTAGTCCGTAGGCTGTAAGTTACTTACATCCGGTAGCTTAATTGTAGCATCACCGGCAATAATATCAACGTAAGCCTGTCCTGTCTGGGGATTTAGGCGGGCACCGTAGAATACTTTATCAACAAGATCTTCCAGGGTATCCGAATTGCCCGGATCAATATCCTTGAAAATCTGGTAGCCGGTTAGTACTGTCATTATTGAACTCCTGTAGATAGGTCTATAACTACGTCAAAAGCATTAGGATAGTTGGAGATGGCACAGATTGACTGCCCAGCCTGTAGGACCACGCCTGTAGGCATGCTGTCCTCCGAGAGGGTTCCAAAGACCGGAGAGCTAGGCTGTACAAGATAGTGCCATGCTATGATCTGATTGGTAACCCGAAGGTTACGAACTACATCATAGGTATTACCAGAAACGTCCTTGATATAAATACGGATAGGAAGGGTAGTCTTAATCTGGTTGGTTACAGTGCAGATGTTGAGGCGGGTTTTAACCGTAGCAGTAAAGATTGTTACCTCTGAGGTTCCAACGTTACGAGCAAAGGCGGTACCAGCCTGGCCATCAATTGTGGCGCCGGTAGTTGCATATCCTGGCATCTATATCTCCTAGCTCTGGTTAATTCCCTGGATGTAGTAGGACATTCCTGCCGAACCTGCTACATAGACCATGTCTGTATTGTTTACGCCAAATCTGAAAGTTTCATATGTATTGCTTGTGCTTAGTGGAAGATTGTAGGCAATCCACCCCCAAGATCCTGGAGTACTAGTAGTTCCTGTAGGGGCAACCCATACATAGAACGTACCGTTAGTTGTGCCTTTGTTTGTTACAACCACTGATAATACATAGCTAGCTGTGGCAGTCCATGCCAAAATTCCCCCAGGAGTTCCAACTGTAGTTCCTGAAGCATCATTGACTACTGCTAGTCTTGCTATACCCGCCATATTATATTCCTAACCACCAAGCTACGTTTTCTCCAGTACCACTACCTCCGCCAGAGCCTGTTCCTACCGCAATCCAAACTGTACCGTTATAGATATAGGTATTAAGGTCTGACGTATTAAAGTAGGCATCTCCTTGCTTAGGAGTAGGAGTCAGAGGCTGAGTAACATACGCCGGGATATTTATCGGCGTAAGGTTTTGCTTACTCATTATCCGTGGATCACTACTCTGTAGGCATTAGAAGAAGGCGCTACTGAGAATGCAAATGTTACGGTGTTAACCGTTGTATGTGTGATATCGCAACCAACTTCGGCGTATGTTGAGGCATCAAAGATCACAGTAGTAACATCACGAGTGTTTAAACCGTGAGTAACTGTGATAGATGTCGAGGTTCCGTCACCGATAGTGGTTGCATACTTACGTACCACTACGTCAGTGTTAATTGCAACTTGGTTAGTAGTGGCAGCGCCTGCAGCACCTTGACCAGAAATTGTGATACCAAGACCAGGTGTTACAGCTAAGCCACTGCTTGTAGTATTTAAACCTGAGGTGGTATTAAGAAGAATTAAGGAACCAGAAGAATTAGTTGTCAAACCACCTGTGCTGGTTGGGTTAAGAGCAAGACCATTAGAGTCTGTCTTCAAACCAGATGTAGAAGGAAGAAGTACGTATCCACCAGATACACCGGTTGCCAAACCACCAGTTGAAAGCGGTGTGAAGGTAAAGTTGGTTCCAGTTAGGGTTACACCATTAGAGGCTGTGTAGGTTCCAGCACCTGAGAACTGTGTAAATGATATTGGATCTGTGCCAAGGATAATTCCATCAGCTGGGTTAGAGTTTAGGCTTCCTTGTAGAGTCTGTACCCAACCGGTATTTCCATAGGTTGTTCCAGAAGCTACGAATACAAATGTACCTGCGATAACTTGACCAGCAATATGGTTATCGTAATCTGTAGAACGAGTAAGGACAACGTTTCCGCTAGCACCATTATTTGTAACAACATAAAGACCGTTAGCAATAGATGATGTTCCACCGTAGTTTGTTGTACCGCCCATGACAAGAATACGGTCAGCTGTTTGAAGTGGGTCTGGACCAGTATCAATGGTAATACGGCCAGAAGCAGTAAATGTAATTGTTGCGCCAACACCTGTTCCACCATCAGCACCTGTTGTGCCAGCAGCATATGTACCTGGAAGAGTTGTGCGAATTGCATACTCAACAGAAGAAAGTACATCAAGACCTTGAGCAGTTGCGTCAACATAGTGCTTAGTTGCAGCATCTTGAGGGTTAACTGGGTCAGCAAGATTGGTTAGGTTATATCCACCAAGTGAGTAGTTACCTGTTGCGGTAGCAAGAGCATTGAGGTGAATGCCAGAGTGATCCGCATCAATGTGGCGGTGAACGTGATCTGCGTTAGCTACCTTGAGAGAAGTACCTGCAGCGTTAGCAAGACCAAGAAGTGAGATGTCTCCAGTAGCTCCACGAGGCTCAACTGTTACCCAGTTAGCTGTAGTTGCTGTTCCGTTAGAGACATAAAGAAGATTGTTAGTTGTATCTAAGTATAGAGAACCTGTAGAGAGAGGGGCTGAGCCGGGAGCTCCTGCTCCGTAAGCAACTCCACCAACTGGTGCCCAACCAGTTCCTTCGTATACCTTAAGTTGGTTATAGACAGTATCAAAGTAGATTTGACCTGTGACAGGAGAGGACGGCGCCGTAGCGAGGTTCTGAATGGAGGCATTCTGAAGCTCGTTCTTGTTTAAGTTTATAGGCGTTAGGAATAAACGTGACATTTACTGGGGTCTCCTTATGACAGGTAAGCGTTGCCGCTAAATGCTGATTGAAATGTGAGGGTGATGTTGTTCAGGTCCACGTAGCTGATCTCACCTTCACATATCGTTCCTGCTGAGTCTACAACAGTTACGTTCGGATAAAAGTTTAAATCGTGTTTAATTGTCCAAGTTGAGGAAGCTGTCTGCTGAGTGTAGGCAAAGGCTACTGCCGGGATTTGAAGGGTCTGGTTGGTTAGTGTGATTGGGGCAGGCTCTACGATGGTTACCGCATCGTTTTGGCCGCATGTGCAGGTGCTGGTGCCACTGCAGGCATAAAGGATTGTTTGCTGGGCTGATGTACCGGACGGTGTCCATACTGTAGGCATTATACGACCCCACGATTATAGGAATTGGTTACGGATGGGAAGGTATAGACCTTGCCGCCAAAGTAGGTCTTTTTCTTACCTGCCCCGTCTGTAAGTACTAGATCATAGTAAGAAACCTTAGGTAGCGTTTGTGTAACACTGCCTGGCAAGGTAAGGGCAATCAAGGTTGGGTAAACCCCGCCAAGAGGTGTAACTTTGCTGACACCAAAGGTGCCAAGAACAACTGGACCAACTTGAGAGAATTCGCTGTTCTGGTATAGAACAATCTCTGATTGTGCAGTGTAATTGGTAAGGTCAAAGCTGAAGCCAAATTCTTGTGAGAAATCGTCTCCCGAGTACATTTCCAAATCTTGTACAAGAATTGGGCTCTCTGGAGTTTCGTCCCCATAGGTAGGCATACGAAGCATGACACGTTGTGGAAGAGACCAGTCATCAACTTCTTGAGGCTTGTAGATAGGAATATAACGATTTGTAAGACGGCTGATGCGGCGTAGGCTAAATACCTCAATACGGTATAGACCAATACCAAGCATTGTACATAGCTCACGATACTGATCTTTACGAGTCTGCACCATCTCCATAAGTTGGCGATAACGCTCAGTACGAGGTATAGAGACGCCATCTGGGGAGATAATGTCAATGTCAAAAGCTGCATCGTTAGCCAAAGTGTATAGGGCAAGAGTTGATGCTAGAAGAACTAGTGGGTATTCCTCAACCGGGGGAAGAAATGCTAGCTGGGTAATACGACTGCCCAAACTTGTTGTTTCACCCTTTGTATGTTGAGCAAAAGCTGTATTGAGATAGTAGGCAATTTCAGAATCTGTAAAGTAACGATAAGCTTGACCAGATACGGTAATAACCGATCCGTTAAGTGGGGTGTTTAGGGTAGGGATAGTTAAAACACCTACACCCTCTTCAATGATGACTTGGGCAGAAATGTCTGTGGTTGCTGGAAAGCCTGTAGCGGTTCCTGTAGAGGAATTTGTTATGGTGGTTCCGGTAACAGAGCTAGCAATTGTAAACGCTGTAGGTGTTGTGGAAGCTACTATGCCTGTTAGATTAAATGGAGATGATGGCAATCCTGAAATAGTTACTACCTGACCAGGAACAAATTCATTCTTTGAGTTATAAGTTATGATTCCAGCCGCTGCAATGGCTCCGGTTACAGGCCAAGTTGTTGACGGTTCGGCTACTGTTACAGTAAGTGTGGCTCCTTGAACTGGAGCTTGAGAGAGCTGATAGCGGGTGGTTGTACCATCACCGGTAAAGGTATCAATAAACGACCTGGGGGTGTCACCTATCTCGGAGCGTAAACGGCTCGAAAGTGAATTTAAATCTGCCACTGATCCTCCATAAGATAGTAGGTAAATCATCCAACAAAACGTGCAATTAGTCTTGCTAAAAAAAGGGCTCTCATAGACAGGAGGGCGGTTGTCTATGAGAGCGATCTAGGGGGTGCAGCTTACATACGGTCGTACAAGTAACCCTTTTCCTGAAGGTGTGCTGCTACATGCTTTGGAACCTTGTACTTTTTACCTGCTACGAAAGAATAGTTATTACCAGCACCAATGGTTACCATCTCAAGGTTTTCTGCCACTCGGATAACAACTTGATCCTCAGCAAGGCTTACGCCTACGCTTTCAACCTCGTCTAGTACGGTTGGTGATTCTGGGTTTTGGGTTAGATCCACAATCTCAGTCTCATCTTTATGAGCCTTAGTTTGTGTGGCCAATGAAATCTCATTAGCTCGCTCTGCTAGTGCCTCTGCATTTGCTGCAATGAGGGCTTCACGCTGACGTCCTGTAACATCTGTAACTTTTGCTTTTGCCACGATATATATTCTCCTGTTAGATTGTTTGATTAGATAAGGCGGGGAGGCTTCAAGGTCTCCCCGCCCTTTAAGCTAAATTAGTTGGTTTCTGCGATAACAACAGACTGGTCAGTGATAAGACCAAGACCGTAGATAGCATACCATGCAAGAGCGTGCTCACGACCGAAGTCAAGAATACCGCCGTCACGAAGCTCAACTGGAAGTGAGATAGCGTGACCGAATGCATTGTCTCCAATGAAGATAGCTGAGTAGCGATCGTTTGAACCGTTACCTGTAGCTGTTACTGGAGTTGTGTAACCTCCACCTGTTGGGTAAGAGATTGATCCTGGAGCCACTGCTGTATCTGTGGTGTAGTTTGTACCAGCACCGTTTGTGACCTTTGAGATCTGAGTTGTCTCGATGAAGACTGTGTCATAGAGGCGACCAATTTCACCAAGCATGAAGTTACCTGGAGCAGCGTACTTTGTGACTTCAATGAACTCTGGGAGGTCACGAAGACGACGTGATTGGTGAGGGTGTACGAATGCAACGTAGGTCTCGCCAAGCCTTGGAATGTTCTTGGTTGCCAAGGTCTCGACAGCGTCCTTAACGGTACGTGTTGAGAGGTATGAAGCACCGGTCATAGAAGCACGTGAAGTAGCTTCTGTTCCGTATGCATACCAGTTGTTAACTGCTGAGAGGTTTGAACGATCTTCACCGTAGATGACTGAAGAAGCAGCCATGAGTGTGTCACGAGCCTGGCCATCAAGGTAGAGAGCCATGTTACGTCCAAGAAGACGTGAAGCTGATGCCATAACGTCATCAAATGATGCGTTAAGAAGAAGCTCGGATACTGCGATTGCGTAACCTTGCTCAGCAACAGTGATTGAGAACTGTTGTGCTGTCAATGCGTTTGTTGACATACGGACACCTTCAGTAAGAGTTGAAGCGAATCCGAGGTTGTTGTAACGCATGAAGTTGATCTGGAGACCAGGTGCGACGCCAAGTTCAGTCTTCTTAACAGCGAACTGTTCGAAGCGAAGTATTGGCATTGATTGGAAAAGAATTTCTTTAGACCAGATGGTCTGAATTGCTTGTGTAAGCTGGCTGTTTGCGCCAGAATACGCTGTAGGTGCTGCGGCGAGATTGCCGGTACCTGTTACGGCTGATGCCATGTCGGTGTTACTCCTTGTTCATATATGGTTAGGTTAGTAAAACGAGGGTAATTACTTACCCGAAGATTCCCTTGTTGCGATCATTTGCTGCTGTTCCCAACAGACGTGATCGGTTTTTTGCGTAGTCAGCTACCGACATAGAAGCAATCTGCTCCGGTGTGTACGATTGTTGGTCCGAATTGTTTTCCAAGGTTGGTGGCAAGGTTGTCCTTGTACCGGTCATATCACGACGCTGAGCCTGAATGGCTTGCTGCGCCGATTCCAGAAGCTTTGAGGTTTTATCCTTAAGCTTTGTAATACTCTGTTCGATCTCTTCAACATTGTTTCCAGTAACCATATCAATGAGTTCTGGTGCAATGTTTTCCTGCTCTTCGCTAATGCGGCGATTGAGATACTGTGTTAGTTCAGCATACTCACGTTCACGCTCTAGGAGAGCAAATGCACGTTCACGTTCTAGGCGCTCAGATTCGATCTTAGAAGCCCACTCTTTTTCCTTTGTCTCAAGGAGAGTACGGACATCCATGTCAGCTTCGAGCTTTTTACGCTCTGCTTCTGCTGCGGCTTCTTGAGCTGCACGAGCCTCTGCTAGACGTTCTTCACGATCCTTCTTAAGAAGATTAAGTTCTTCCTTAAGTGAATCAATTTGTGGATAAAGTTTTGATTTTTCTTGCTCACGTACACGCTGCAAGTCTTGCTCTGTATATCCCTTAACTTGAGTGAACTGATCTTCAGCCACTGCCTGCTGGGCTACAGGTGCGGTATGGTTTACTTCAGATGCAAATGCATCTTGAGCCACTGCACTGTCTACTGCTGTTGAGTTTTCTGACATGCTTATTCCTTAGGTTTGAGAGGTCGTTGTCCGAATGAGTGCCACGATGACCTGCGGGTTTTGTTTAGTGGTATATAGACTCGCAAACTATCACTAGTTTGTCAGCCTAAATTACTTATTTTCCTCTGAGTTAGGAGTATCTGTTTGATCGTTAGATATTCCTCGTCCAGGAAGTTTTGTTCCATAAGCCTTAGTTACAAGCTCTGCTTGCATCTGGGCTAATGTCTGTTCTTCAAATGGTGTGATGACTCCAGGTTGTCCTAGAGGACCAGGGCCCATTCCATCTGCTGGAGCAGCTCCAGGAGGAAGACTTCCATCAGGCATCATACCAGTTAATGACGTAATTGCTGACTGGATCTGCTGCTTTATGAGGTTTAGGGCACCATCAGCCTTAGCATCAGCAATAAGCTCTGCACGAATTTCCTCAAGCTTTTCATCTGGGAACTCTTCGCCAAGCTGGCGTAGAGCACCCTCACGGCTTTCAAGATTCATCTGCATCTTGGCTTGGATTTCCTGCAAAGTAATGAGTTTATCTAGAGGTAGTGGAGGTGGGAAGTGAACAACAGATTCATAGGTAAGTGGATCTTCTAGATTTAGTACTGGAAGCTGTTGATCCTTGATAGGTCCATTAACATCTGGATTATAGATAAATGCCTCTGGCTCCTTAAAAGCAAGGGTTAGAAGCACTAATTCGTTGATACGGCGAATACCCTCGCTATACTGCACCATCTTCTGGTGGTAGCGATTCATCAGAGGCTGGTACTGAATAGCAAGGGCAACACCAGAGGTATTAGAGATAGGCTGTACTTGTCCTAGAGCTGTCTCTGGAACACCAACCATTTCGTGCATAGCAGCCTTAACAACCTTTAGGTACTCAAGGGCGCCTTGTAAACCGGCTCCTCCGCCTTCTAGGTTAAATACTTGTGCTTCCTTTGGAAGTCCGCCCCATACTTTCTTAGGGCCCTTCTCAAGAGATGATGCCTTAGCACCGGTAATAACTGTAACTGGTGCCGCATGGTAGTTAACGATATCAGCGATATCTGTGGCCACTTCATTATAGTTACGGTTTAGAACGATAAGATCGTGACAATCTGACAGACCCCATGGGGATCCAGATACCATTACATTCGGGATATGAATGATCGGTACGACTCCAACAGGATTAGGGCGAGAGTCAATGAGTTCGTCATTAATGTATTCCTCAATGCGGTCATCAGTAAGAATTTCAGTATATGTGTAGACCTGACGAGTACCTTCAATAGATGTTCCCCAGAAACGGTACTTAAGCTTAAAACGGATCAAACGTGAACGGTCGTGTGGGTGAAACTCTGGGAAACAGAAAGATGAGTTCAGGGGAAGGATACGAACTCGTCCTGGGTGAAAACGACCAACAGAATCTTCAAAGCCTTCTTCATAAGCGACTTTAACAAAGCAGTCACCAGATACTCCGCCTTGTTGGCCCATCTCCCAAAGAACGCCATGTTTATTGTTATCAATTTCCCAAGCACGCTTTAAGATGTCTGGAACAATTGCCTCAGTAGCTTGAGGACTTCTAAATGAAACTCCACGACTAAATGTGAAGTTAGTAATAAAATCTGTAAAAGCACGATAGTAGTTATATACCATCTGTGATTCGCCAATTTCACGGCGATAAGACCAGTGATGTCCAAGATACATTGCCCAGTTAAGTGAGTAACGGTTTAGACGTGGACCGTGTACTTCAAATTCTTCATCAGCAAGTTCAACAAGACCAAGAGGTGAAATAGAAATGGTTAGGTCTGATGACGCCGCCCTATAGGACGGAGGTGAAAAGTCAACACCACCACTCATTGGTTAAGTCCATTCATTTGATTTGCCCCCGCATGCCAGTCTCTAGTGTTAAAGATTTACCAGCCCCGGAGAAAGGGTACGGGGCTGGAAACCTTGGATTATTTTATCGTACTTTAGTCGTTTACTGATGCAGGGTTCATACGCTCCTGGCGTGAACCGCTACGAACAACTTCTTCGATAACAACTGTTGAGTGGTCTCCGAAGTTACCTTGTGAGAACTCACCAAGGAATGTTGGAGCTTCGACCCATGCAGCTGAACCGACGTGAGCACGCTCACGCATTGTCTCATCAGCATACTTTTCAAAGACGTTATTGTTGTGGTTAGGACGACCAGCTGGTGTCTCATAACCCTGATCCAAACCAAGTTGGAAATCATTTGGGACGTCGGTATCTGATGCGATGCCTTCTTCAAAACGAAGTGGTCCACGAAGACCTGGAGTTGCAGGAGAGAACTTGCGCTCGTATACGTTTCCTGGACGCTCTGGGTATTGTGGTGTTGGTGCGATATTTGGTGTTGCCATTGTTTATCTCCTATAGGATAAGGGATTGAGGTTCCTCAGGGTTAATTCTGTCTTGTATGAGGCCATTTGTCATAGTAAATTAAAAGAAAGGCGAAGAGCTTACTTCTACTGTAGGCATAACCATTTCCTGCGTTAGAGAGCAGGCTAGGGCTAAAGAGTCCACAAAATCGTCGTGAGCGTGGGCTTCATCCGGTGCAGCCACTAAAAAGTTAGGGCCTTTATATTGTACCTCTGCATCTGTCATTTGTTGATAAAACTTCTTCCAGATACGTAGGCGACGAGTCTTAGCATGGGAAGGCCAAGAGACCATTTGACGCTGAATTAGAGCTTGTAGGTGCTTCCAGCGCTTGGACTGCTCAGTAGGGCTAGATGTAACAGGCACTACCTCAGCTCGTGGCATCAATACCTTTAAACGACCGGCCACTGCATCACCTACACCATTGGCATCTACTCCGATAGCAAGTACATCGTAGTTTCCAAGGAACTGTTGAATCTGGAAGTATTGCTCTTCCCAGTCATCTCCCTGAAGCTCAAGCCAATTAAGCACCCTATGATCGTAGTATCCATATTCATCTGGACGATCCCAGTCTACCCAGACCACTGTGACCACTGTACTGTCCATCTTACGAGCTGGATCAATTCCAACCACAACAGGTGAACGGTGCCAAGACTTAACAATTTCTTGTGAAGTATCTCCAAGATCATCCATAATGTTGGATGTTACGAACATACCACGCTCAAGAAGCCACTTGCAGTTATACGACATCTGGAACTCGTCAGAGTCTTCACCGATGCGTAGCATCTCTTTCTTAATAAACTTTTCATAGTTAGCTTGGATCTTAGCCACATCTTTCCAGTCCCACTGAAAGTGGTTCTGCTTGGCTTTTCTTCCTTCAGCTTGACGACGCTTATTAAGAGTAATGGAGCGGTAAAAGCCATTCTTATGTGTTGTTGGCGTACCGGTCTTAACCATAGTAGCGTTGTAGTACGCACCCATAGGAGCAATAGACTTAGAGACTACAAAGTCATCAGCTTCTTGACACTCATCTACAATAATAAGGTGGAATGACTTAGATTCAATCTTAGCTCTTGGGTTAGCTGTCATCATCATTAGGCTACTGCCTGACTTCTTAAGCTTGATGTTTCGTACGACACCAGGTGTCTTAGTAGGCATATCATCAATCTCGGGATCACCAAAGACTTCCATAGCTCTCTCAGATGTAAGTCGGGACACTGTACGGGAGTAAAGTGTTTCGACCTGGTTCTGCGTAGGGGCAAACATACCCACCCAAATACCATCACCAAACTTACCTAGAAGCTCTGGATACATGCGGGCTAGGCGTGGAAGGATAACCATCAGTGTGGCCACTGTGTTAGCAATGGTCTCTGACTTTCCTGACTGACGTGAAGCAAGGGCGGTGATTTCTTCACCATCGTTAATAAGAACGGACTCAATAACACGGCGGGCCAAAGGCTCTTGATATGGGTGAAGCCTATGTCCTACAAGCATTTCCATAAAGTCCATGATCTTATTGATCAAAACCTTTACAAACTCTTTAGAAAGCTCATCTAGCTCGTCTGCTTCATCGTCTTCTGGAAGCGGGCTATAGGATTCGTCTTCTACCTCTTCTAGCTCTACTTCGTCAAAATCGTTTTCGCTCACTTAGGGTGTCTTTCGTATAGGGTATCTAAAATAGCGTGGAGAGCTTCTGCCGCCACTTTTCCCTCTTCTAGATAAAAAGTTTCATCTGTTTTCTGCCAACTGGACAGATTGCGCCCAATTGAGTAGATAACTTGATCGCTCCATGTAAGAAGCTCTGGCGTAGATAGCTTTGCTACACGCTTCTCTATTTTAGTCTTTTCTCTTACTTCTTTTTTCTTAAACATCATATTCTTCGCCCCTTATGTTATCCCAATCAAACTCGTCTTGTTTTACAGGCCTACCTGCAATTGCATTAGTTAACGCCTGGCTTTCTTCATATTGCGCCAACCACTTACCTATGACAATAGATAGTCTAGTAAACGGTAGTCTAAAGACTAAGCCACTGCCAAACCTAAAAGGGTGTTCGATTTCTTGCGTAGTAGATTTTTCAAAAACTACCTTAGGCTTTAATGGATATACCATAAAGTGCCAAAAGTAATTTTTACCTACATCATGCGTTTTCGCCATCTTCATCCTCTTCTGGGCATTCATGGTCTGGTATTTCGTGCTCAAGAACTAATTCTTCACAATTACGACATTTAAATACTTTAGGAGGTCTAAATTGATTTTGAGCAGTGGCGCCCTCTAATATTTCATCGCCAGGTCTTGCATAATCGTGAATCACTTCAGGTCTCATAAATATTTCAGGTGGAAACGGTCCCTTAGCAGATTGAGATGATTGAGGTATTGGATGCCCTTGTTTGGTATAAATTCTCTCAATTGCCATATTTTGTCCCATTTCTCTATATATATTCTCATATCTTACACCACATTACGGTTTGCAATGTAACTGTATTTACAGGTATACTAATAGCAGGAGGTTAGCCTCCAACACTAACAACGAAACAAAAGAGTTGCAACTAGCCTGGCAGACCGACGCCGGGCTATCTTTATCTAAGTGACAGGTAGGTAAAGATTCGGGTTGGCTCTCTAGCCTAGGAGATAGTGTGAATTTTAATGGAAAAAGGAAATTTATAATCCTTGGCCTTGTAGGCCTTTTAACAATTACAAATGTGTTGACTTTCCCAGTTAGAGCAGCGGCCCCAATGGTCCAAAGATGCCTAACTCCTATAGGGGAAGATAGCCTAGCCAAAAAATTAACCCCAAAACAACTTTACGAAGTATTGAGCTTTGTAGGGTTTAAGGGTCATTCTTTAAAGGTGGCTTGGGCTGTTGCGATGAAAGAAACCCACGGCAACCCTCTTGCCCACAACTTTAGTCGCAAAACAGGAGACGACTCCTATGGTGTATTCCAGATTAACCTTTACGGGGCTTTAAAGGCCCGTCTGAGCGAGTTTAATCTGAAGTCACCTAAAGACCTTACCGATCCTGTTTTAAACGCTCAAATTGCCTACAGAATGAGTTCTGGGGGTAAGGATTGGTCTCCTTGGCATTCCAATCCTGGTGAGCGTGACCACTACTTAGTAAATATGTGGCTTAAGCTCTGCCCTCAAATATTGGCAGCTTAAGACTTCTTACCGGCCCTACGCTTATTCTCCTTGGCAGTATTTTTGCCATGCTTGAGTGGGCGTAGGTTGCTGGAAGAATCGTTATCGTGGTTATTATCTTTGTGATCCACGTCTGTACCCTTAGATAGCTTTCCGTGCTTCTTTTCATATTTAGCACGAGCAGCGTTCTTAGATGTAGTGTGCCATTTACCGGCTGAATCTTTAAAGTGCTCTACGATTATCTTACGGCCACCGTTTTGCTTAGAGCCTTTGTACTCTTTACCGCCAGCTACTTCTTTTTTCTTAGTAGCCATTACTTGCCCTTTTTCTTAGCTACGGCCATATTGTCAATTAAATTAGGGTAGGGACGACCGGCAGCCTTAGCACGTGCTTTAGCGGCAGATTTCTTCTTTGATGACAACTTCTTATGCTTGCCACCATCAGGATCTTTTTTATCCCAAACTTTTTTCTCAGCCATTAGCAGTCCCACGCTCTCAATGACTTGTTAATACGTGAATTAGGATCTTTAGCTGTCTTAGAAGAGGTATTGTGCTTCTTCATGCCTTCCATACGTGCACAGAAAGACTTACGACGAGCAGCAGACTTCTTAGACTTGGCAGCTTCTGCCTTCTTTACAGGCGGCTTTAAATGATGTCCTTCTTTTGCAGCAGAGGCACGACCCTTGGCATTTAATCCGCCATTGGGGTTTTGACCCTCTTTACGAGTCCATGCAGCTGACTTATGGTGTTCTTTTTTCTTAGTAGTTGCCATTAGAAGTGCTCCTCATGCTCAGAGTTAAGTTTACCGCATTCTCGGCATGTAAAACGCTCATTATCCTCTAAAGAGCCCATGTCTTGAATAGTATTTTCGTATTTATGTACTTGTTTGTAGCTTCCAAAAGAAACTCCGTAAGCCTCAGATGCTTTTACAACATCCGGGTGATTCCAAGGCCTAGCAGCCTTAGAAGTGCGGCTAGATACCGACATGCGGTTGCCAACCTTGCCGTAATAGATTTCTTTTCTTTTAGGCATTAGTTACTCGACTCACCATTAGCACCACGGCCAGGACGTGCAACAAAGGTTTCTTTGTTCGGATCTGGCTCATACATTTGGTTGGTTAGGTAGTCTTTAGCTTCCCTAGCACCGTAGCGCAAGTTAGGCGACATTCTTCCGCAAGATTCACAGGAGACCATGCTGTCAAAGAACTCAGCAAGCATAAAGCTAGCCATAAGGATTACTCCTCGTCTTTAAACTTAGACTTATCAGAAGACAGGATTCCAGAGCTTACTTTAAGCTCTAAAGCTTCAGACTTTGAGATATGTCCTTCAGCTCTTGCCTCATCAATATCGGAGGTTCCTGCAGGCTTTCCAGATGGAACCATGTTTCCAAGCCTCTTACGAGCCTCTGTAGCGCTAGATCCACCGCTCATATCAATAAACATGCCTTCACTACGATTACTTGTAGGACCTTTTTGCTCACTCTTAGTTAATTCACGAGTTTCAGTATTACCTTCAGCATTAGTAACACGAACTCCACGATCTCCTAGTGGTGCACGACCTTTGGCTTGAAGATTTTCAGCAACAGTATCAAATTCAGCAGCTTTTGCTGCAGCACGGTCTTTAGAAGCTTGCGAAGCAATTCTTCCGCAATCTGGGCATGAAGGACTAATGATATTGTTTGTTACGTGGAACTCATGGGTATAAGGATTTTGAGGACGACGATTTGCACCCTTAATAGGGGAAGGTTGTGCACCCCAATAAGTTTGTCCGCCCTCTTCGTCCACTCCTTCACCAAGATCTAGATTTTCTCCTCTAGTAATCTTCTTGATAGCTGCTGTTGGTCCAACACCTTCGTGAATAAGACCCTTAATTACTGTTCCAGCATGAACAGCACCTTCTGGAACTTGATGTTTTTCAAATACTGTATCCCCGGCAGAATCTTTATATGGATGCCAACCATTGTGAATAAAATCACCACGTGCCATGTCTCCATGTGCAACAAGTGGCTTTGCATTTCCATAGGCTGGGTGTTGATCAAATCCAATAAATGGGGTTTCATCACCAGTTAGATGGCTTCCAGGATGTTCTGGGTGAGATGTATTCTTTAAAGATACTTTTTCGCCCTTAGATGTAAGGAAGTAAGCTTCCTTACGTGTAGGCTTTCCTTCTGCATCAACAGAATTATGCATACCGTCAGAAACATCATAGGTTACTTGCTTACCACGCTCATAACGATCTTGGTTATTAATAACCGAATATGCAGCTCTCGCACGAAGCTCGGCTTCTGGTCCAGTACCTGTGTACTTATAAATATGCTTAGAACTTTCTGCTGCAGTTGTTTTTTCAGCATTTGACTTCTTTAAAAGATATGCATGTGTACCGTGGATGCTTTGACCAATAGTATCAAGATTGCTTGCCACGCTATCACCACGGTGAGCAGCAAGTTGTGCTGCAAGATACTTTGTATCCTCATCCATGGCTCCACCTTGAGGAACTGCACCTGATTTAACAGCCGCATCTAAATCTTCTTGATGGCGTCCAATTTGATTTTCATTTTTGATCAAGCCCTTATTAGGTAGCTCATTTCCACGAAGTTCAGTAGTAGTTGTAGGATATGAACGATCCCCAGCATTACTCTTATATTCCTCATCCAAATCTTCTTCAGAGCGTCCCTCATCTGCCTCATTTGAAGTAGGCCAATTAACAATATTGTTTTTAGATGAGGTAGAAGGCTTTGGAGCTGGTGCTGCCTTCTTACGGCGCATTACCTTTTCAATAGGACCAGGAGTCTCAGGTTGCTCAGGGGCAAAGAATCCTTCTGCTGGCTCTGGATGTGTACGATCTACTTCTTTCAAAGCAGCCTGGTAATTAGCATGTAGACCTTTACGTTGTTGACGATTTAAAGTATCGTATGATGGGTCAAGGATCCTGCCGCTAAAACGATCGTGTACTTCCTTAAGGCGAGCCATACGGGCGTTAAAGGCTGTTTCATGCTTTTCAGAGCGGAATAGTGGTGCTGGAGCAGCAGGGCGTTGACGCTCTACTTCTTCCATCTCTACTGGCTTTTCTTCAGCAGGCTTCTTACCACCAGGATAACCAGCAGCTGCATTTTGTGCATTTAGCTCACCTAAGTCAACCTCTTTACCATTAACTGTTGCTGTTTGAGGTTTTGGAGGAGAAACTTTTACTACTGGTGCACGAAGAGCATCTGTGTCTGGGACGGGAGTAAAAGCACCCATAGCTTCACGCTTTGCTTTTTCACTAGGAAGCGTAGGAAGACCTGCCTCAACAGCAGCACCCTTTACCTTTTCAAACTGCTTGCTCTTGCCGTTGTGAATAAGCTTCATCTCTTTTGCAGAAATATTGCCGTAATTAACCTTACCGGTTTCTTTATTAATAATAGACTCAGCGTCTTCATCCCAACGCATGCTTGTAGTGTTTTCTGGATGATTTTCATAATCATCGTATCCTTCTAGAAGACCACTACCACCAGCTGCTCTACGTTCTCCAGCTTGAGTTGGAGTTTCATTAACAATACCGGTTGCATCCAGGTCATAACCAACAGAATTACGACGCTTAAAGAAATCATTAGCCGCATTCTTTACATTTTCTGAAGCTTCACTGCCCATACTAATGTTTTTTGCACGTTCTTGACCTTCTTTAGAACGAGCCTCAATTTCTGCAGCAGTTACTGGAGCCGGACCTTTTTTCTTCTTAGTCTTAATTGGTGCAAGAGCCCCACCTTTATCGTCATTGCTAATAACTGCTTGTGGTTCTACATCGCTAAGATCAACATTAAGTAATGTAGTTGGGTTGGCCTTTGGTTGAGGCATTCCTGCACGAAGTCTACGCTTTCCTTCAGGACGGCTTCCTGCATCACGACGACGTTCAATATTCTTAATAGCACCACTAATTTGACGTGATTTTTCTGCAGACCTAGTAGCTTCGTCTGCTCGCTCATCTACCTTGTTTTGTTCTACAGCAAACGCTAAATCTGGATGTACTGCAGGCAATGAGCTGTTTGCTGGACCGCCGTTATTTCCCTGACGACTTTTATCAGCACCCTCAGGAAGCTCTAATTGTGCTGGGGCTTGCTCAGAATTCTGAGTCATAAACTTTAAAAATTGATTGGCCATTAGTTATTGCCTCCAGCGTTAAATTCGTTATTGCGGTTAGATCCATGAACATCTTCAGTAGACATGTTGAAGTTTCCATCATCATCCCCACTAGTATTAGTATTAAAACGGTTGGTACCAGAAAGGTTATTAGCTTCTGAGTCAGTAATATGTCCGCCAATATGTGCTTGTGCTACATCAAATGGATCTGGATCTTTAGCATAGTGGTAGTCCATTGCTGAATTTTCAGCTTGAATATTAGAAAGTTTATCGGCTTTGTCTTTTGCAAGATTAGTATTCCAACTAGAATCCCAAGCAGCTCTTCCAGGAACATTAGATTGAACACGATTAAATGGCATAGCTCCACCAGCACGTAGATTATCTAAGCCGGCACCTCCAGGTTTATTTACTTTTCCACGACCAGTTTGGGCAAAAATATCCTCAGAACTAAGTTTATTAGCAAATGGGTTTCCATTTTCAGGATTATCTTGACGTGAACCAGATGGTGCAGGAGTTACTTCATCAAATTGATTTTCTGTACGAGTAGGTGTATCTTCACCTTTAGTATCGTTTGCTTCACCTTTAGTATCGTTTGCTTTATCTTCTGCACGATAATCACGTTGGAGAGATACTTGCTTACGCTGCCAGGCAAGAGAGCCGCCCTTCATACCTGATTCAGCTAAGTGCTTTTGATAAAGATCAATTCCACGCTTACGAGCAGCTGCATGACCCTCAGGATCTGTTTCTGCATCAATGCCCTTTGTATGTGCGTTAATGTAGCTTTCCATTTCAGCATCTTGACGACCCTTAACACCTTGGGTCTCAACATGGTTCTTAGCTACAATCTTAAAAAGATCACGTTGCTGTGCTAGATGATTCTGATAGGTAGCAAATTGGAGTTGACGCTTAAATGCAGCGGCTTGACCAAAAGCACCTACGATTGCGCCAAGAGCACCGCCACCGGCATTACCGCCAGGCTGTACAAAGTTCTGGCTGTTATTAAGATTCATCTACAGGTCCTGTCTTCTCCGATATGGACAAAAGTTTAGCAACTCCGCCCTGTTCTGTAAGCACATCAGCATTTTTATTATAGTGGTGCAGACAGAAGGCTAGTTCCCCATACGGCAATGTTACCACTACCTGAGCCCTGGCAGAGCAGCCATCACACTGAATTCGCCCCTGAGAAGGGGTTTCGATCTCTTCCAGAACTGTCTGAGTCATAGGAGTATTCTACCCAGTAAAGCAAAAAGCCGGGAGCGTTAACTCCCGGCTCTTTTCTACTGAGATTAAGCAGCGTATGGTGCGATTGTGATAGCAGCACCAGCAGCAACTGAAGCAGTACCTGCAGCGATTGATTGGCTGTAGATTGTACCTGCACGAGCTGCAACCTTAACAGTACCTGTATCTGCGCCTGAAGCAATTGTTCCAGATGCAACAGTGTTGTATGTAAGGGTTGAACCTGAAGCTGAAACGAGAGTGAATGTTCCGTTTACAGCTGTGTTAGTTACAGCAGCGATTGTAGCTGAGTCACCAGCAGCAAATCCGTGAGCAGCAGATGTAGTAATTGTTACCAATGTACCTGTGCGAGCTACGTTAGAAATTGCTGGGGTAACTGCAGAACCGGTTGTTGGGACAAGCTCAAGATCTGTAAGGATCGCTGTAGCGTTTGCAGTTGTTTGTCCGATAACTGATGGGACAGTTACATAAGCAACTCCACCAACATATGAACCATCTGAATCAGCAGCGCCTGCACCAAGTTGTGCAATAGCTGTTTGACCTGTGACTGATACGCCTGAACCAGCTGCGTTAGTTACAGTGAAGCTGTATGCATTAGCTGTAGCGATTGTTACATTTGAAAGGTTGAATGCTGAGTTTGTGCAACCTGTGATTGTTACGTTCTGTCCAGCAGCAAAGAGCCAGTTAGGGTTCTGAGCTGTATAGGTTACAGTTGTTCCGTTGCCTGAAGCAGCAGTTACACGAAGAACAGGATCTGCAGCGATGAAGCTTGGGTGACCTGAATAGTTAGCTTCTGCAATAGCGTGGCTATCGTAAGCATAGTTAAGATAAGCTGAGTTAACTGTTGAAGTAGTAGTCCATTGCTTGTTCTGTGCAGGGCTTACTGTGACAGTTGCGGTTGGGGTACCAGCTGAGCGTTGGTCATTTGGCTGAATAGGGAAGTTACCCCATACAAAGTCAACTGCTACGTTACCAGCTGAGTCGAGGTTGTTACCTTCGAGGCTTGTTGCCATTGTGTTACCTTTTTCTATAGAGAGGGTTAAAGTCCCATGCGCTTGGGACTAGAGAATAGTAACAGAGTGCTTAAGCTTCTTGTACGTAAATTCGTGTTTCTCCACCAGAGTAAACATCGTATTCTCTGGCAGCATCAATAGCAATTTCCATCTGCTTTTTGGCTTTTTCAATAGTACTCAGGTCTTTTTTATATAAAGAGCCTGCAGCAAAGTCTCCACCGCTACCTGAGGAGGTAACTCCACGAGCTTCACGATCAAACGAGTAGTCATCATCAATATAGAAAACCACACCCTGTACGGCTACAATAAAGGCACCTTCGTGCTGTGCATATTCGCCGTCATCCTTCATGTCATAGCCACCATCAATGAATAGCTGACGCATTTGTGGGATAAAGGTTTTTGCCATCCACTTATCAAGCTCATCAACACTCATTCGAGATTTGCGAGGTTTTGGTGCTATCCAAGCCTTTTGCATAAGATCCATGCCTCGGCCCATGCCGCAACCGGCAATTAAAATTCCATTATTATCAATGATCTTATCATTGGACATTTTAAGGCGCTTATATTCAGAGACGGTAGATTGAGTGTCTGCACCCATAACTACCCAGCCGTCACCTTGAATTGCTGCGATTGTTGTCATTTTTCCCTCTCCGGTTGGTACCCATAGGGTATCACATATAGTCTTGAGTGCCAACCTCAAAGGTTTCGGCCCTAGTGCGTGGAAGCTTGCCAAAAGAGGTCCTAAGCCATGGCAGACCCTCTAAAGCGTCATTTACAAATTCATTTGTAGAATCAGCAAACTTTAGGTCATCCCAATCCTGAGCACTAATACCGTCGTATTGGATCCAGGTGTACTGCGCCCTACCACCGGCGCCGGGGTCTGTCATTACAATAACTAGGGTTTGGGTGTTGGCGTTGTAGCAGCACTTCTGAGCACGAGGGCGGGGGCCACCACTAGTTGGGGCATAGATCTCTTCGTATCCTGGGCCACAAAGGCGGGAACGTTCTCTATCGTACTTAAGAGCAGCAGCAACAGCGGCGTAGTTATCTGGATCAACTACTGGCATGAAGTGCTTAGCACGATACTTGTCAGACATTATGCGATGTAGTTAATATTCAGAACGCAACGTACTTGCGTATCGGTTTGAGAAACGCCTGTGTGCTTAAGGGAGTGATCAAATGATACCAAGCGGTTATCTACGCTCTCTGACTTATATCCATCTTCAAAAAGGGTATAGCCATTATTAGTGTTGAAATAGAGAACGGCTGTTTTAGATCCTGGGATATCTTGGTCAATGTGCCAACCGCCTTGCTCAGGTTCAGCAGTCTTAGGACCTAGATTGAGCTTCATACGAATAAGCAAGTTAGGATCTAGTTGCTTTAGCACTGGCAAGAAGAGTTCAGCAGCCTGACTCTGTACAAATTGATTAGAGCGGTAAACTGGATGAACAAACTGAAAACCACCCATCTCATTAGCTGAGCTACCCACAATAATGTTGTTGTTATAGAACCACGGGAAGTCTGTTCCCATAATTACTGACTGAATCTTATCAAAGTATTCTTTGGGAAGAAAATCGTCAATAACAGTGTATTTATTTTCCACCCCAACCTCCACCCTTAAAAACGGCGGGGGTTGCTTGAAAAATCTTACTCATAGACTGCTGGCAGCATACGGGTACAGTGCTATCACCAAATTGTTGGTAAATCTCCTGCACGCCCCCACAGACGTTGCACTTGTAGTCGTAATTAGGCATTTGCCTCAACCATTGGATTTCCACACTCGTAGCAGATCAAACCATCAATAATGGTTCTATTCTCATCGAGATCTACTTCATACGAGTTAGTGCATGCAGAACAATTAAATGTTATAAGTGCCATCTATATACTCCAAGTGTTTTCGGCGGGTAGGGTGTCAGTACTTAATCGTGAATCTGTTGATCCCAGTATGGTACACCATTTTCGTCATAATCAGATCCTAGGCGTTTTAATACCTCATCATGCTTATCTAGAGACTTAGCTATCTCTCTTACACGATCTGGGTTCTCTTCTGCCCAGCGGTCTAGGTCTTCGGGTGTTACTTCTGTCATCGTCTTTCTTTCTTTAATAGGGGCGGCACGCAGATCGCAATCTTTCATACGGAATCACACTCGTACCGTCGCTGACCTTCCTGGGATCGAACCAGGGACAACTCGATTAACAGTCGAGTGCTCTGCCTGCTGAGCTAAAGGTCAAAGTATCAGGTCGG